AGGGCCTCCACCAATTGTATATACACCAGATTGAGGTATTTTAAACTTAGTAGGATTTTTAATATTACTTGTAAATCCACCAATAGATTGACCAATCATTACTCCGTTAAGTTGACTTTCAGATTCACTAAACCCTGCATCTAAATACGAATTTTGAATATATTCTGAATATAACCCAGAATTAGATAATTGAGTTAATAGTCCCGCAGATGGAATTGATTCACTTGTTCCATCTTCTGAACCAGGTGCTGTTGTTTCTGGTTCACAATCACAAGCCTGACAATCAGGATAAGTTATCATTGGGAGTTTAAATCTACCAAATTTAAAACTTACTATTTTTGTAAACGTTAAAGCTAAAAACACAACGCCCGCAGTATATAGTAAAGCTAAGGCAAGAAACCCCGCAATTAAACCAGCGGTTGCACCAAACGCGGCCGTACCTCCAATTGCGCCCGCAAATAAACTCCAATAATCAACGGCATTAAGTGCCCACTGAATCCCTAAATAAATTACTAACGGTACCGCAAAGTTATTCCAAAGAAACGCAATAAAATGATAAACAATTAATAACGGGACCCCAATAATTTGAATTACTTGAAACAGTAATGCAAAAATAAAATACAATAAATCAAAATTTCTAAACCCTTCATTTACAGGAAATTTATTTACGTTACTATCACACTCTTGACTATCAATTTCTTTAATACCTATAAATCTACCTCTACCTCCGTTTTTAAACTCATCAATTAATCCTGATACCGTATAAACTCTATTATATTGAAATTCATAAAAAGTGTCTTCACAATCAATTATTTCATTTAGTCTATTGGTATAATCTGAAATTGGTTTTGATGGTGATGTTGTTGTACTAAACCCATTAGTATATCCACTCCAATCTAATCCAAAATAATAAGAACTTTTTAATTGGTTTGGTGGTGTGCCATCATTTGGGTCAGAATCAGGGCTTGACCAACCATATTCTTTAACATTAGGTACTAAATAATATGGCCTTCTTACTTGTTCGGTTAATGTTGGTGGTTGTTGCCACTTAACTTTAAATCTATATTTGGCTTTGGTTGGTATACCTAAAGTTGGGTCATTTGACAACACTTTTTCACCAAACTCATTTGTAATGTAATAATCTAAGTTCATCGGTAACTCGGTTAACCAAACACCATTACCATCAATAATATTACCTGATTGTTCTAATTGATATGACTCTAACGTTGGATTACCAATAGAATCTTGAAAAATTGTTTGTCTTATTGCAATAATTTGTCCTGGACCTGAAGTTAATGAACATAAATTACCCATGTTATCCGATGGTTTAGCGTTTTTCTTTACCCTAAAATTATCCGCGGTTGAATAAATTGACCCCATAAATGTTGATGTGGGTTGAATATCAATATTTGCTTCATCCCTTAAATCAAAGTCAACTCTGTTAACCGCAATATCACACAATTCAGGGTCTCCCCAAAGTGGTGATACTTCTAATTGTTTAACCAAATTAATAATTTGAGGTAAAGAAGTTAAATCTGTTGATGTTCTAAATCTATTACCAGCAACTTGACCCTCACTAGCGAGACCCATTCTTATTAAATCTTGCGGAGTTAACGAAAATTCACCAATGTCCGACAAATCAACGTCCATAACTAATGTATGTTGACCTTGTGGTACACCCATTATCATGTAATCTCCACTTTCGTTTGTTTTTACAGTAAATTTATAATACTTGTCATATATTTCAATTGCGGTATTACCTGTTAAGGCGTCCAATCTTGTTGGTAATGTACCTGTAGCTGCGTGAACTGAGTATGATTGTTCATAAGGAAGTAAGTTATACCTATAACCATCCTCATTCTTATCGTTTGGTGATTTATAAGGATATATACTAGAAATTATTGGGTTTGATTCATCTATAGATTCTATAGGTATAAAAATTGAAACTCGGGCATTTGGTAATCCAAAACCATTATTTGCGGTAACTCTACCAACAACAACACCATATTCCGCACAACTCTTTACGTAGACATCTTCTTGTTGGAGTTTTAAAGATAAAATCTCTAAAAATTCAAACTCTTGGTCAAGTTGAATGTTAATTGTTTTATTAATTCCTAACTCTGTTCTTATTCTATACGATTGACCCATCAGGTTATTTTAATTTATAAATAGTTTATGTGGAATTTTTAAAGACATCCACACCACTAAATAATAAACTAAAGAAAAATAAAATAAACTTGTTATGAGAAAGTTACTGATTGGAAGTTTTTAACTGAAATTCTAATATCCTTATTTGGGTATCTAATCTGATAAACTTGTGATGGTTGAGCAAATATTGTATCATCAACAGGTAATATTAGTTTTGTTTCTTCATTTGCATAAGTCATAGAAGTTTCTGCTGAAGAATATTGTCCTCCAACTTCATTGAATACATCTATACCTGCAACTGTTAATACTCCGTTTGTATTTTGGATTAAACTTCTAACCTCAGATAGGTAAACATTTTGACCTAATTGTCTTGTTTGTGGATTGAAGTATGCAGATATCTTATCCACAACACTTGAAATTACTTGTCCTGAGTTCTGAGCCGAATCTAAAACAATTGATATGTCTAAACTTAAATCAATTACTTCAGCACTAAAAATAGAAATATAATCATTCATCATTCTATAGTTTGATAAATAATTTGCAATATTCTGTCTTAAAGTATTGGAAACAATGTTAGTTAATTTACCTGAAGTATCATATGATAATATTTGAATTAATATCTTATTATCATTTTCAGTGATAGATACTTTTGCAGGTGCCCCAAATTGAGCTGGCATGTTTCTAATTAATGAATCATAATCTTGAACGGTTACCGCTCTTTTTTGTGCCGAAAAGTTAAATGACACATAGTTTCTTATTTCTTCTAATGAAGGAATACCTGCCCCACCAACTGCAGCAGTTACGTTAACACATCTTAATGAGTTAACAACAGATGAGTTTGTAGTCTCTGAAGGTCCATTAACAAAGAAAGATACAGTACCTATTGCATTAATAACATTTGTTCCTAAGTTTGTTGCCAAACCACCACCAACTCTATATTGAATAAACAATGTTGAGTTTGGAGTTAATGTAGCCCCTAATGAAAGGTTATTTGAATATTTTTGTAAATCTAATGTAGCACCTAAAGTGGTAAATTGATTTAATTGGTCTTGAGCGGTATTTGTTCCACCACCAAATGTCATCTTTTTAAATCCCTCAGGAGTATACTCAGTAATAAATCTATCTTGAGTTTGAATATACCTACCAACTTTAATACCAGGTTGGTCAGATACTTTTGTAGGGTCTTCAACAAACACTCTGTCTTCCGCTAACGCATCTACTTCATACCATCTATTATCTAAACCTAAAAATTCAGAAGTTGTTGGAGTGTTTGTGTAGTTTGTACCATTTTTTAATAACACACTTGTTATACCTAATACATTTTTTTCAGGTAAGAATAATTCAAAAAATGGTTTAACATCATTAGCTCCAATTACTTTTTTAAACACTTTTGTAATACCATTAACAACAAGTTCTCTTTTTGTAATTGTATAGTTAATTAAAATATTATTAGCATTAAAGTTTGGAATCTTTAATCTATTTGGAAATCCTTGAGCGTTGTATGGTGAAGCAAAGTCAATGTCATAAACATTCTCAAATACAATACCCGCTCCAACAACTTGAGACCCTCTTGATAAAGTTCCAAGATATCTTTCATCTTCTTTATCACCATAAGCAGGAACCGTAATTGAAAAATCAACCAAAGATACCGATGGTCTTTGACCTGGCAATTTTAACCCATAAGTTCTTGCAATATTATATATTGAAGACCTTTGTTGAGCATATTGTAAAACAGTTTCTTGGATACTTCTATCAATATTATAATGTAAGTTATCCGCAACCGCAGCGTTTAAATCAATGAACACTGAGAATACTGATGCATCGTTGAAATCCTGAATCAAATCAGGATAATATGTTTTGGCGTAATTTAAGAGTTCAGTTCTTATTGACTGATAATCCCTACTTGTATATGATATTCTATTATTTGCCATCTTATTTAAATATTGATAATTACAAAATCACTCTGACCAAATGTTGAACCATTGGTTGAATAATCAATTCTTATTTTTGCGGTGTATTCTGAAGTTCCTTTACCAGGGAATCTATATATTGAAGATTCACTACTTCCAACCGTATTTTGTCCCGTTGCAATATCAACCTCTTCTTGTGGGTCTGCAGGTGTTATACTTAAACTGTTAACCAATAAGTTTGGCATAAAGTTTTCAATTGCGTCTCTAATGTCAGATTCAATTGCATTAAACGTTAATCCGTCAAATGGTTCAAAAAGAAATTCATATAATCTTGTACCAAATCCTGGTAAAAAATATCTAGACCCTTTTCTTGTTAACAATAAATGAATTAGGTCAGCCTTAATTTCTTGAGCTTGAAATTCAGTTAACTCCAAATAGTCACCTCTTGCAGAATCTCTGAAAGGGAAATTTAAACCATATGTAATACCATTAGCCATTGTTTATAAATATAGTGGTATTTCCTTTTTTGTGAGCAGGAAAATAAGGACAATGACGGCATTGGTTACCACAACAACTACCTCTTTTTAAATGATAATGTTCGGTAAACACATATTTCCCATCTTCAATATAAAAGTCAAAAGGGGGAATTTCTTCCCCCTTGTTTGACTCGTTAATATTTGTATGTTTATTATTTAATCTCACAAGCCCCACCAGCACAAGCCAATTCTCCGCTTAAATCAGTGTTATCTTGTAACTCAATAACTTTACTTAAATCAATTGAGTGAAGTTTTGAAAATAATCTTTCAAATTCTTCTTCAGTACAATCTTCAAATGGTGCTTGAATATAACTACCACCATCATAAGGTAATACAGATAATCCATTATAGAAGTCTCTATTTTCCCACATCCAATCACCTGCTAACTCCCAATCTTCAGCCTTTAAACTGATAGTTGCCGATACGTTGTGACTGTTTGAACCAGTTCTGTGACCAGGTCTAACCCACTCTTGTGTGATTTTCTTAACACGTTCTAACAATTGGAAAGGACTTTCAGTTCTCAAAATTGCTCCTTCAGGTGCTTTTTGCGGAACCGAAATAACCGCTGTATCATGTGGACGGAAGAATTCATCTTCAACCAATTCAGGGTGATTTGTCACCAAGTAATTGTAGATTGCCTCATTCTTACCAACACGTACTCTACGGATGTAGTAGTCGTTGTGCCAAGCGTGAATTCCTGATGATGTTCCCAACGTCAATGAAGTTGTTCCCGCAGGTTTTACAGTTGTCATACGAGCTGATTTGTTAATACCAATCAATTCAGCAACTCTTGAGTTTTCTTCTTTAACCGCTTTCGCAGCTTCTTTCATATTATAACCTAAAACCACACCTGAACCAATACCTGTCATAGATACACCAATCAACGCATCTTTCTCAGTTGTTCTTCTCCAAATGTCTCTCAAGTAATGGAAGTCAGTGTAACCCGCTTGTAATGTTCCGATGAACGCCGCAGCTTTAACACGAGCATTTAAGTCTTCTTGTGATTCAATGTCAGAAACATTTACCTCACATAAGTTACAGAATTGGTTTGGTCTCAATGCGATTTCACAACATGGGTTTGTTCCCCAATCTTTATCGTTTGTAAAGTAAATACCAGGTTCACCTGCTCCTGACGCTTCAACACGTTTCCATAAATCCATGAAGAATTCTTTTGTAATCTTGTGTCTAACAAGTGCCGCTGAGTTGTTCGCTCTACCTCTTTGTGGATTTTTTTCCCACCATGAACCTGATTTACAAGAAATCATTTCGTTGTCGTCAGCACTGAATAAAGAAATAAGTGCCGCTCTACGGATACCACCAGCTAACACAGCGTCAGCAATATGACATACCATATCATGAACTTCAATTGGAGTTAGTTTTTCACCATCTTCTTTTGCATCCAACATACCTTTTAATTTGTGAATACAATCTTTTAAAGGTTGAGGACCTGGGGCTTTACCACCTGATGTTACAAGTTGAGCTCCTTTTGGTCTGATATCAGAAAAATCAAATTCAGGATTTGATAAGTTTTCACCGAAATAAGATTTCATTAACACCTTAATTGCGTCCGCCCATCCTTCAATAGAATCACCAATCAAGAATCTTCTTGTTCTATTTGATTTTGGTTTTCTAATCTCAGGTAATTTTTCAACGTGATGTTTTTGAACTGAATATCCAACACCCGTACCACCTAACAATAGGAACATTGACTCCGAAAATGCATCCAAGTGGTCAATAGGTAAGTAAGCACAGTTGTAGATTCTGTTTGGAGAAATCTCAATTGGTTTACCACCAAACTGCATTGACCTCATTGAAGGTAATACCTTTTTATCATATACCATTTTGTATACGTCTTTAATCTCGTCTTTTAGAGATGGGTATTTTTTAATATGCATGTTCATATTACGGGTTACCAATTCCTCCCATGTTTCACGTCTGTTTAGTTCTGGTACGAATTTAGCGTACTTCATGTAAACTGTTAAGTCTGACAATATCTTTTGTGATGCGTCCATAATTCTTCTTTGTTTATTTTAATTTGTATTATTGTTTTGTTCTCTTTGTTTTCTTTTCTCTAAAAGTTCCTTAACTCGGTCACGTTTTCTTTCTTCTTGTTGTTCTTCAAACCCTAAGAATGTTACCGAACTTTCAGTATCAATTTCAAGTAATTCATTGTTGAACTTACAGTTTTCAAAAACTACACCATCTTTACCGATACGTGACTTTGTAATTGCTATTGTAGCCAAATTCATTTCTTTTTGTTGTAATGTTTTTGCTACCGATATGATAACGTGACCAACTTGAGCCTTCTTAATAGAACCACCCATTTGGTCTGTAGTCACAACCTCAGAAGAGATTGATGACCTGTTACCTTGTGTTGCTGTCCAACCTACCAATGATAACTCATGACACATCGCTTCAAATCCTCTCATAACCGAACCCTCGGCTTTCCACTCATCTTTACTTGAACTCTCAGGAACCACACAATCAATATAGTCCAAAAGAACTAAATCAACTTTTGTTCCATCCGCAATCATTTTTCTGATTTGATTTTTGATTTGATTCATAGTCATAGAATCTGAAGGGAGTTTTTTTAAGATTAACTCGTTCTTCATTGTCTCTTTAATCTCAGTGATTTTACCCATTACGGTTTCTTTATGTAGAACCAAATTATCAGGTTCAATACCAGTCCATAGGGTAAAGTGTTTACGTTGAACAATCTTTGGATTGTCTTCAAAAAAGATTTGAAGAACATTATATCCAAGATTAAAGGCAGTGTTTGCAATCTTGGTGAGGATGGTAGTTTTACCAACCCCTGTAGGAGCTAATATAACACCTATCTCACCCTTTGCAAGACCACCCTTAAGTAATCTGTCAATTCCTGGTATTCCGATTGGAATTGGGTGTCTAAAATCCTCGTCTAATACTGTTTCAAGGTTAGAGAAAATATCGGTTGTACCCGTATCTTTTTCTCCAACTTGTAACGCTTCACGAACCAAACTTTCAACTTTGTCATAAGATTCAAAGTCCCCCTCAGTAATAATCTTTTGAGCTTTGTCCATCGCCTTCTGAAGTTCTTGTTGTTTACAAAACTTCAAAGCCTTTTCTTGAACAAATTGGGTACCCTCAAATGGCGCGTCTTTGATTTGTTTAATGGTATCAAGAACGATTTTAGCAACCAATTCTTGTGAGATTTCAGATTTAACGATTTGCTCAAGAGTGTCAAAGTTAGGGGTAGACTGATACTTTGCATGATACTCCTTTGTCATCTGTAGGATGATTTTAAAGTACTTGTTGTCAAAATAAACACTTTCAATCACATCCATAATTGATGTTGAAAATTCTTTATCTACAATAAGTTGGTTTAAAAGTTGTATCTGGAAAGTGTTCCCTAAGTATTCAAAATTCTTGTTCATATATCGTTTTTCTATCCCCCTGTTTTATTAAATATTTACTTGTTTAGGTCAACGCCCAAATATTCAAAACTTAATTTTGGGGCTGAAAAAATGTCAGTCAATTCACGGAGAACGTCTTTTAAAAATGGTCGTACGTCAACCGTATAACGAACTTTTGGCGGGAATAATTTTCCGTCAAAATATCTATGACAAATTGTCTGTTCTCCAATTCTAACATAAAGATTGAATTGTTCGCTACCTTCAGTAAATGAAGTGTCCATAATTGCAGGGTCATTAACAATTGCATCTTTGTTATCAATCATATAGATAACCGTCTTCATCTTTAAATGATACTGAAGTTCCTCCTTCAGTTGTCTCATAAAGTAATACAATTCCAATGAGTTTTTTGCCTCAGGATTGAACCCTCTAACGTTAAAGAATCTCTGAACTACGATGTTGTCATTCAACGTCAATAAGAATTCCATTTTGGTGCTGTCTTGCTCTTTCATAATTTAATTTTTGTTTGTTATATTTCTTTTTTCTTTTCTTGTTAATTTCATAAATGGTTTGAGGAAGTTGACCCAAGCTTCGTCATTCTTGGGTAGATATTTAAAAAGACCGTCTTCCATCATCATTCTCATTAAGTTTTTATATCCCCTATCTGTAGGGTCTATACTGTCTGTCAATATCTGTTCAACCAATTCTTTTCCGTCATCTGTTATCAAAGGATTACCAAGGTCTACAATAGTTTTATTCGTAAGGTAAAACTGTTCTCCAAATATAGTTGATTTTGTCTTGCCTTCCAAAAGATTAACCAATGTTTTTATGGGTTTCTTTTGCGGGATATTTCGTGCACAATCCAAGATTTCTTCTATAGTGCATGGTTTCTCCTGAACCTGAGGGAAATATTTAATTAATGTTTTTTCCCCAAGACCTTCAATTCCACTGATGTTATCGGATTTGTCTCCTGTAAAGATTTTAGTTAACAATACATTATAGTGGGGGATATCAACCTTGTTGATTGTTATCATATCCCCATTTTTAAAATATTGTTTTGATATTGGTGAATAGATTGTAACTCTTTCTGAAATAAGTTGAGTGAGGTCTTTATCCGCAGAGAAAATAATAATATTCTCATCTTTAGATATCTTACAATAATAAGCAATAAGGTCATCCGCCTCATTACTAACCATCTCAACCTGACGAACAAAAATTTCTTCCAAGTATTGTTTAACACGAGACTTTTGGTACAAATACGATTCGTACTTATACTCATTCATGTCTTGTCGTCTGTTTGCTTTGTATTGTGGGTATATAGATTTTCTGATAGATGAGTTTGAGTCCCCATCCCAAAACACAACAACTTTATCATGGTTGTGCTCTTCAAGGAATTTGCGGAGTATGTTCACAAAGTGAAATACTCCACCCACGTGAGCACCGTCGTTATACACGTCTTTTGCTCCGTGGAATCCTATCTTAAATAAATTATCTCCGTCTACTAATAATGTTTTAATCACTTTTGTGATTTAAATGGTGGAACAATATACTAATCCTCTTTCTCTTCTTTTAAATCAAAATCTAAAGATGTGACCCCAAGAATGTCTTTCCAATAGTCAGCATGTTCTTTTTTGTATGATTCAATTGACACTTTCTCTTCCGCAGCTTCTTTTCCTGCTAAGAACCCGTGTGGTGTTACAATAATCTTTCCGTCTTCATAACCCAATCCATTGATGTGGTTTTTCATAACAGAAACTTTTGTTCTAATTGCAAACTTAACACTTCTCTTGTCTTTGGTCGCAGTAATCTTGTTTGTTCCCGCACCTTTTTGGTTACCAAATAAGAACACCAATGATGAGTTTAACCAAATGGCTTCACCACCTTTTGCTTTAATCTTTGGTTGACCGAATGGATTGTCAGGTAATTCAACCCAAGGTTGGTTAACAATAACCAATGTGTTTTCGTATTTTGAATCAGATTTACGAGAACCTGAAATACGTTGGTTAATACCCATACCAATTTTGTCTGCAAGTGTTGATGCGTTGTGTTGTTTACCACCTTTACCTTCAAAGGTCATCTTACAAGGAACTGAACCAACAGAATCCCATAAGAACAATAAACTATAATCTAACTCACCTTTTTCTTGTGCATCCAACAAACTATTAATGTAGTCAGTGATTTGCTCAATGTAGTTGAAATTGTTATTGAAGATGTAAAAACCATCCCAATCTAATTCACCTGTTGCTTCATCAACAACCTCTTCACAATCAAAACCCATAAGTTTTGCGTGTTCAAAAGACCATTTTTGTTCTGTAATAATGAATACTGGTAGAATACCTTTCTTCTGAGCATCAACGGCAGTTTTAACCAACGCTGTAGTTTTTCCTGTATCTGAGTGACCTAATAACATATTTAAATGTCCGATTGCGGGACCAGGTAATCCAACCGCATCTAAGAAATCTTGTCCTAAGTCAAAAAATCTTTGGGGTTTGTATTTTGCAGAAGTTGAGAATTTCTTCTTAACTGAACTGAAATCGTTTTTCTTTATTGCCATAATGTTATAAATTAATCATGCATGGTACCATACAAGATACCATACATGATGTGTTTTGTTTTATTAGAAAGGTAAGTCTCCGTCAACCTCGTCATTTGCTTGAGGGTCAACGATAGGTGCTTTTGTTTCAGATTTTTTAGAACCACCCATAGATGTTGTAGATTCGGTATCGTTTAGATAAACATACCCACCTTTATCACTATCCCATTTTGGAGTTTCTCCACGAGCAATTGCTTCAAGATAGTCAACAGGTTTTTTAGAATATACATCCAACCAAGTCAACTCGTCATTAATCCAAGAATCTCCTTGAACTTTTTCTTCGTGTATTGCTGTTGGGTCATCATACATAATTGTAGATACACTTGTGTATTCTTTACCTGCAGGTGTTTTAGATTTTGTTAATTCAATGATAAGGTCACGTCCTTTTTCAGGGTCAGTGATATCACCTTTGTTTCTCCAAATTGGAATGATTTTATCCAAGATACCATCGTTCTTGTAATTGTGTTTAAATCTCCAAAACTTTGGACCGTCTTCCTCGTGGTCTCTGTCAATTACTTTTACGATATAGAATTTACGAGACTTATATTGTTTCGCCAATTCTTTATCAGATTCTTTACCTGTTGACATCAATTCTTCATAAACCTCATTTAAAGGAGAACGCTCATTGTCATTCTTTCCTGGGTCATAAAATTTTTGCCATTGTCCACCTACTTGGATTTCGTGATACCAAGCTTCTTTAAATGGTGAAGAACCATCTGGTGTAGGTAGGATACGTACTCTACGTTGTCCTGATTTCTCTTTGTCTCCTAAGATTAAAGCGAAATACTTTTTCATTCTTTCGTCTTGCGACATTTTGCTTTGGGCCCCGCCCCCTTGTTGTGCTTTTTCGTACTGTGCCAATACGGCGTCTAATGAACTCATCATGTTTTT